AGGATGCACGGGTCTGCTGACCTGGGCTTCGACCCAGGAGCCGAGAAGGAGCTGCTGAACCAGCTGAAGAAGCTGTACTTCCCCGACCTTCACCAAAATGGTTCCTACGGTATCCGCAACAAGAAGGTCCCCAAGTGGGACCGCAAGGGCTACGACATGATCCAGGTGATGCGGAAGGCTATCCACGACGAGACCGTCAAGGAGCTGACTTCCGATCTAGCCATATTTCCTGAGGGAAGTGAAGAGCGTGAGGAGATCGAGAAGCGGCTCTTGTTCCTCAAGTACACCGTGAGCGGCCATGACTACTACGGTGTGGCCGACGAAGAGCCCCCTTTCACGATCGAGGTGGTTGATGACTGACCACACTCTTGCCCAGGCGCTGGCCGTAGCCAGTAAGTATTGGGACGACGAAGGCCCCTACGCCATGGTCCAACTCGGCGGGGGGTACCTCCGAGCCGGTAACGGCATTTCTGGCGTGATGATCCGGTGCGACATCGCGAATATCGACGTCGCCGTAGACGGTAAGCAGCTCCACAGGATCACGAAGGTGATCAGCCGGGACGCCACGATCGAGAAGAAGGGCCGCAAGTTGGTCGTGGAAGACGAGAAGTCGTTCTACGAGGTGTCTGTTGCCGCCAAGGCCGCGGCCCCCACTTTCCCGGACCCGCCAGACGAGGATTGGAAGGCCGCTACCGCTGAGCAGATCGACGCCATTGCCTGTGTCGCCGAGTTGGTCGACAGACATCTCCAGCCTCCGATGGACGGCCTACGCCTGACCCCGAGCTGGGTGGCTTGCGGTACGCTCGCCTACGTGGCCATTGCGTGGGTCTCGGGCGTGGTGAACCGCGAGTTCGTCATCCCGCCACTGGTCTTCCAGAAGGTTTCAGGGGCTGCCGACCTATGCGTTGATGGCCTCAGGCTGTGGGTCAGAGGCGACTACTATGTCTGGACCGTTGGCCTCGACGGCGAATACCCAGACGCGGCCCTCTTGGATCAGGTGAACAAAGCAAGGGCAGCTGTCCAGGGCAACCCAGATGCCGTTATCACACAGGCGCCCGTTGATGAGCTTCGAGATCTGTCTCGGCGAGCGGCGGCCGTGGCCCTCACTCCGGCTGACTGTTGGAAGCTGGAGGCTGGCGAAACCGGCTCCTTGACGATCAGCGGCGGATCGCAAGCCACCTTCACCGGTCAACTACATGGCAAGCTCCTGCAGGGTAAGGAAGGCATGGTCGGTATAGGCGCTCCTGTACTAGGCAAGATCGCGAAGGCCGTAGAAGGCGTCCAGGGGGAGTCCGTGGTCTCGGTCTCTCAGCCGATGGATCCAGTCATCCTTGTGTGCGGCAACCCACCCGTCGAGGTGGTGATCAGTCCCGTCTACCTGGATAGCTGACGGTCTCTAGGGTAGGATCTTCGCATGACGAAGATCCCACCGCCCCCGCCGATCCTGACACCAGGAGTGGTTCCTCCGCCGCCCCCCGTCCCCGGGCGGAGCATCGAGGAGCAAGTCGACAAGATCGCTAGTCTCACGAAGAAGGAGCGCCAGAAGGACCCTACCTTCCAGGCGATGCATAGCTCTGTGATCGATTCCTACCTGGCAGCATACGCTGTCGAGGTGCTCCGTGGGCCGCCGGAGTATGGGGGCAACTTCCTGATCGGGCCTCACCACATCGATTGGTCTGATGCAGTTAATAAGTACCATAGAATCCTGTCTTTGGCCAGCCGAGACCACGGTAAGAGTATGTTCCTCTGCTTCGCTTACCCGCTGTGGATGGCGGATAGGCGAGCCCCAGGACGTCTCGGGTACATCATCTCAGGGTCGGCCAAGCTGGCTGAAGAGCACCTAAACAAGATCCGCATGGAGATCATCGGTGGGGGCGAGAATGGAGGCCCAAACCCGAAGCTCCAGCATCTACTGCCCTTCAAGAAGGACACGGCCGGCACGATCGTGTTCGCCAACGGCAGCGAGATCCGGGCCCGTGGGTTCGGAACGAACGTCCGCGGGGGCCACCCCTTCTGGCTCGTCGGCGACGACATGGGCAACGATGAGTGGTTGTGGTCCCCCTCCACGCGCAAGAAGTCGATCGACTACTTCCTGTCCGCCATCCGACCCATGGTGGTGCCTGGCGGTCAGCTGATCGTGGTAGGAACCCCGTTCTCCCAGAACGACCTGTACGCCTATCTGGAGGACACCGGGATCTACCATGTGATGAAGCATCCGGCAATCCTCCCGAACGGCGAGCCTCTCTGGCCCGAGCGATACAGCAAGGAGCGTCTGGAGCAGACCAAGAAGGAGATGGGCTCCTCGATCCGGTTCTCTCGGGAGTACATGTGCTCCCCTGCGTCCGACGACGCCATGCTGTTCCCGCCCAGCCTATTCACCCAGCCTGACATTCGGCAGCCCTACGACCTGGGACTTGGTCCGGACTACTGGCACCGGAAGGAATGCCGCCTGTTCACCGGTGTGGACCTTGCCATGTCGACCTCCGCTGGGGCTGACTACATGGTCATCTTCACGATCGCCGATAACTCCAAAACCGGGGAGCGATGGATCGTGGATATCGAGCGTGAGAAGGGCCTCGGTTACCAGGATCAGGTCGACAAGATCGTAAAGCACGCCACGAAGTATCAATCGGACATGGTGTTCGTCGAGGCCAACCAGTTCCAGCGTGTGATCTCAGATATGGTCGCTAGGACCTCCAAGGTGACGATCAGGCCCTTCTACACGACGGGTAGCGGGCGGTCCACTACGCGTGGGCCGATCAGCAAGACCTACAGCGCCAACAAGAACGCCTTCGACCAGGGCGTGCCGTCCCTTCGCATGCTCCTCGAAAACCGTAAATTGCGGATTCCGGATTTCCCATCGTCGAAGGAAACGATCGACGAGTGGGTCAATGAGATGCAGGCATTCGCCTGGTCCAACGGCAAGCTCCAGGGGGTCGGGGCCCACGATGATCTGGTCATGGCTTTCTGGATCGCCAATAAGGCCGCCGACGCAGGGTCCGCCTTCCAAGCGTATTGGGAGTTCGACGAGGTGGAGCTGAGGGAGTCTGGATTCGGCTTTGGAACTGGTGACCCTGGCCTTCCTGACTTCGATTTCACCGGCGAGACAGCAAACGCCGATTGGCGTCCGAAGGAAGGTGTGCTACTAACATGGTGATACGGTTTTGGAGGCCCGGATGGCTCGCCGGTTGCGGTTTTCGGCAAACGGGAAGGATGATCCCACCGGGATGGACCAGGGTTGGTACGACCGCGTGAAGCGTGTTGCCCAGCACGATGCCGAGGCTCTCGCCGAGATCATGCGTGCCAACCCAGAGCCCAAGCCCGAGCCTGTGATGCTTGAGCCTGCCCTTGGGATGCTGGGTCTCACCCCCGAGAAGCAACCGCAAATCCGCAAGGCGTATGCAGAAACCGTAAATGGTGAGCGGGATCTGTTTTCCCTGGCCCTGGCATGTACCGAGGCGGGCATGGACCGCCAGGCCACAGGGTGGCTGGTCGGGCAGGCGGCTCGTGCGAATAAGGGCCGCTTGTCGAAGGCCAAGTCTCCGGTCGGAACTAGGGCGATTCATGGTGGACGCCCTATGATCAAGGTCTCCGAGAATCCGTCCAGGTGGGTCCGCGACACCAAGGCTGCTCACGCAAAGATCAAGGAGAAGCCGGGCGATAAGAAGCAGAAGGCCCCTGAGGAGGCGCCGAAGGTCGACGTCCAGCGCAAGGTTCGCGAGATGAAGGCCAAGGCGACGGCCAAGAAGTACGGGATCCGGATGAAGGCGGGACCCCTCAGCGACGAGGAGCTGGCGGCCGTCGAAGACCGGGTCAAGAAGTACGAGGAAAGGAAGGATCAGGCGGCCCTGACTGCCCGGCACGTCCGCTTCCGCAACCTTCAGGTCCGGGCCCGTAAGGCTGGTATGCGGGTAGAAGGCCGGTTCAATCCTCTAACGTCGGATAAGTCCCTCGACGAGTTGGAAGCGCACGTTGCCGCCTTCGAGGCGGCAACCGATGCTCAGTCGACGGCGCCCGATGCTCTACAGCCGGCTCCTGGCGACTCCCCTGCGGCACCGGCTGCCCCGCCCGAGACTACCAACGCCCCAGAGCCTGATGCAGAGCCCGAGCCGGAAGCCAAGCCTGCAGCCGGTGGCGATGGGGGCGATGGTGGTGGACCTCAGGATCCTGACGATTTCGAAGACATTGAGCAGGGCCTCAGCGAAGCGAACGACGCTCTGGAAGAGCTGGCCAACTCCGATGCCGTGAAGGACGATCCAGCTCTGGCTGAGCTTGTCGACAAGCAGAAGAAGACGGGAACGAAGTACGTACAGCGGAACCCGTCGGCCGTAGCCGTTCTGGAGCATCGTCGCCGGACCCGGGCCCTCCTCGTTCTGGGCGGGGCAACGGCTGGGGCCGTGATCGGCGGTCTGTCGGGCACTGGTGTCGCAGGTGGCGCCCTGACTGGCGGGGCGTACGGTCAGGCATCGAAGTTCACGGTCGGGATCGAGGCGGCCGAACGAGATGCGAAGGACAAGACCCTTGCCCGCCGAAACCAGAAGAAGGGCTCGAAGAAGGTCGTTGATGAGAAGGGCGAGGCTGTCAAGGAAGACAAGGTGAAGAAGAGCCTTGCCAAGAATGAGTACGGCCACAGGTACGGCTTGGAGCCTGGTGACCGTTTGGAGATCAAAGACGCCCACGGCGGTGGTGAAGTCATCGTTCTCCCAGACGGCCAGTTCAAGGTAGGCTCCGAGACCTTTTCCAAGGCTATGGACCTACTCGACCACATCCACGGGAACGATCGGCACAAGACGTCGATCCGCCGGTACTTCCGGCTGGGAGAATGACATGGCAGGCGCAGATACCTACATCGAGCCCGAGGATGGGTGGGTCGATCCTGACCGCTACGTTGCCGAGCTGCCAGCAGCTGAGCCACCGGCAGTTCGGGTCGGATCTTTCGTGATTCCCCAGGGCCCCGACTACCACAAGTACGTGTCCCACGCGACGCCCCCGCCCCGCCAGGGTCAGCAGGTGATCGCTGGGGCGGAAGTGAAGCCTGAGCTAGACAGCTACGTCGAGGAGGCCCGCATTGATGGCCGCCTTGTCAATCCTTCCTCCGGCCTTCTGCCCAAGGGGTGATCCGTGGGTATCCGTGACGATCTGTCCAAGGCATTCGGTGTGTTCTCCGACTCGGTCGGCGTGGCCGCTACAGCTGCCGGCAAGTGGGCGAACGACAACATCGTCACGCCCTACCGCACCGCCCAGGTCGACGACGAGCTAGCGAAGGCGGCGGCCGAGGCCAAGAAGAAGGGCCGCGATGGATCGCACGATCCGTTTCGGAACCCCAAGGCCAACCTCTTCGATCCGTTCGATGTCGTAGCTGCAATGAACTTCCGGGAGCGTCCCGGGCGAGTTGCCTACGAGACGATGCGGGCGACGGCCACCACTGTCCCGGTGCTCTCCGACGTCATCAATGTCAGGGCTCACCAGGTCACGATGTTCACAGTGATCCCAGAGGACCGCCACAGTCCGGGCTTCCGGTGTCGTCACAAGGACTGGAGGAACCGGACTCCGTCGAAGAAGGAGAAGGCACGGGCTTCCGAGCTTGAGCAGGTGATGCTGAACACGGGGTACGTCGACCAGAACTTCCCCGAAGACAGCGTCCCGTTCACCGAGTTCACGAAGATGGCCATCTTCGATACGCTGGCCTTCGACCAGCTGAACTGGGAGACGGTGCCGGATCGTAAGGGACGCCCATCCTACATCCAGATGGTGGACCCGGCCACGATCCGACTCCTCGATCCCAAGTTCCGGAAGTCGCCCGAAGGCCCCTTCGCTGTCCAGATCTTGTCCGGGTCCGTGGTCTCTGACTTCACGACCCGTGAGCTGGCCTTCTGTGTCCGCAACCCGCGGTCCAACATCCGAGCCTACGGCTACGGCCTGTCCGAGGTCGAGACCTTGGTTCGCGAGATCACCGGGTTCCTGTGGAGCATCGACTACAACCGTCGGTTCTTCGTCAACGGATCAGCGACCAAGGGGATTATGAACTTCAAGGGGATGATCCCCGAGGCCCAGATGCAGGCGTTCCGCCGTCAGTGGTACGCCATGGTGTCTGGAGTGACCAACGCTTGGAAGACCCCGATCACCAATGCCGAGGGACTTGAGTGGATCAACATGCAGATGTCCAACCGAGACATGGAGTACTCGGCTTGGATGGACTTCCTGATCAAGGTTGTATGTGCCCGCTTTCTGATCGCTCCCGAAGAAGTGCAGTTCTCCTACGGCAACATCGGCCAGGCCCAGGCCATGGGAACGGTTCCGATCGAGGAGAAGCTGAAGGCATCGCGCGACCTGGGCCTCCACCCTCTCGTCCGTTGGTACTTCAGCCAGCTGAACCGCCACTTCATCCAACGCATCGACCCAGATTTCGAGATCGTACCTGTTGGGCTGGACAGCCGAGGTCCGGAGGCAGAGGCTGACCTTCTGGAGAAGCAGACCAAGGTGTTCCTCACCATCGATGAGGCTCGTCAGCGTGTTGAGTTGGAGCCTCTCGGCGAGGAGCGTGGCGGCGACATGATCATGAACTCCGCATGGCTCCAGCACATGCAGAACATCCAGATGGCGGCCATGGAGGCCGGAGCCGCTGAAGATGGAGCGGAAGAAGCCCCCGAAGATGAGTGGGTTGATGCTGAGCCTGATCCTGATCAGGAAGCGTTTGACGAGGACGTGTTCGGTCCCGAAGACCCAGGATTCTTCCTCCACCCCATCGATGAGGAGGACCAAGACGCACCTCCTGAGGAGGGACTGTGAGCCACGGCTACACCATCGAGCCGCCCCCGCCGCACGTAGACTGCGACTACCAGGGCGTCTGCTTTGCCTATGGGCTGGTGCTACTAATTGAAAACCTTGCCGGGTCGACCAGGTCGGGGGTCGGAGAGGACGGCCATCGCTGGTCCACCAAGATGTACTGCCACTACGGCGAGATCGATGGCACCCACGGGTCCGACAACGAGCCTGTCGACTTCTACCTGAATCCAGTAGACGAAGGCGAATTCGCTTTCATCATCCAGCAAAAGGTCCTGGAAGAGGACGAAACCGGCGAAGCGCCGCCGGGCTCGTACGACGAA